GTTATAAAGGGGAGCTAACATGTTAAAGGATGCTATAAAGCTATGTAAGTGTAGTAACTGTAATTGTGTAGTTACGTTTACCTCTGATGAAAGTGCGGTTGATTGTCCTGATTGCTTAAAAGCTATTGATACAGCAGAGATTCCTGCTACCTGGGATGATTTAGATACTTACCTTAGAAGTCATGCCAATGGATGAACTAGATAGTGGCAGGGATGAGTTTGTTGTTTGGTCTCCTCAAGCTGGACCTCAAGAAGCCTTAGTTCATTGCCCTATTACGTTAGTTGGCTACGGAGGGGCACGAGGTGGAGGTAAGACTGACGGCGTATTAGGCAAGTTTGCTATTAAGCAAGAACAGTTAGGAGAAGCCTTTAACGCTATATTCTTTCGTAAAGAGCTTCCCCAGGCAGATGACCTTATAGAGCGAGCTAAGCAGATATACTTACCCTTAAAAGCTCACTGGCAAGACCAAAAAAAGCAGTTTACCTTTCCTGGTGGTGGTAGGTTACGTTTTAGACCACTAGCTAATGATAGTGATGCTGAGAAGTATCAAGGGCAAAATCTATCTGATTGTGCTATCGAGGAGGCAGGTAACTACGGAGAGCCAAGCTGTATTTGGAAGCTGTTTGGAGCCTTGCGAGGTAAAGGTGGTGGTCAGATTATTCTTACTTTCAATCCTGGGGGTGTCGGGCATCACTGGCTAAAGGAGTTTTTTATAAAGCCAGCTCCTAAAGGAATGAAGATGCTTCAAAAGAAGCTACCTAACGGAAAGCATTTTGATTATATCTATATACCAAGTAGGGTACACGATAATCAGATTTTATTAGCAAAAGACCCTGAGTATATAGATCGGTTGCACATGGTAGGTAGTCCTGAACTTGTGCGAGCGTGGCTAGAAGGAGACTTTGAAATCCATGAAGGTAGCTATTTTCCTGAGTTTAGTAGCAAACATATTATTAGTGCTTTTAACATCCCAAAACACTGGCCCCGTTACTTGGGCTACGATTGGGGCTACAGGAGTCCTTTTGCTGCTGTGTGGGGTGCTGTTAGTTCTGGAAGGGATGATAATGGCAATGAAGTACCATACCCTAAAGGAGCAATTGTTATATATCGAGAAATGCACGGCAAAGGTATCGACAATGAGCAGCAAGCAGACCGAATTGCAAGTGCCTCTGTCGGAGAAGGAGTGGTTGCAGTAGCTGACCCATCCATATTTTCGCACGATGGTGGACCTAGCATTAACGATCAATTTAATAAGGTCTTTGCTAAGTATCAGCATCCAAGTTTTAGACGAGCTGATAACGACCGTATTTCAGGTTGGTCACAGATTAGGCAGCGATTAGTCCACAAGCCTGAACCTTTGCTATACATATTTGCTACTTGCCCTTATTTGCTGGAAACTTTACCATCTTTAGCTATAGACAAAAGAAAGCCCGAAGATGCCGATACTACTGGCGCTGACCATGCCTGTCTTACTGGTGATACGTTAGTAGTAACAAAATCCGGCAAAGTCCCAATAAAAGAGTTAGATGGCGTAAAAACACATGTTTTAAGTCACGATGGACAGTTTCATTTAGCTTTTGGTTCTATTACCAACAAAAGAGCTTCAATTATAAGATTAGAGTTTGAAGACAATTCCGTTGTCGAAGCTACGCCTGATCACAAGTTTATGCTTGCAGATGGAACGTTCAAAACAACATCTAGCCTTACCTTACATGACCTGATACAGTGCGTAACGTATGCAGGTGAAAATAATATCAGACAAGATTCAGGAATTTCTAGGCGAGAAGTATTACCTGTGCGGTCAGTATTTCAGCAAGCAGTCGAAAAACTCAGTAGGCTCAACCCGTTTGCACAGAAGAGTTTGGGAGTATTATCACGGCAGGATTCCCAAGGGCAAACATATCCATCACAAGGATCACAACAGGGCCAACAATCAAATAGAGAATCTGGAATTGCTGGATGCTTCAGTTCATTCAAGTCAACACATGACAGAGGAACGAAAACAGGAAGCTGCACAGAATCTGATAAAACATGCAGTTCCAAAAGCAAAATACTGGCACAAATCGCTACAGGGGCGAGAATGGCACTCCGAACATGCAAGGCAAGTTTGGAAAGATATGCCTATGGTGACGCTGGTATGCCAGTTCTGCCAGACAGAATATCAGACGAAATTGAACATGAAAAACAAAAGCAAGTATTGTCACCAAAATTGCAAAATGGCGGCACGACGAAGAAGATTAAATCCATCACTTATACCCAAACCCAGAAAGAAGTGTATTGCCTAAATGTGCCAGATACGAGTACATTCGTACTAGGCAATGGCATTGTATCGCATAACTGCGATGCTTTACGCTACTTGTGTAAGGCTAGACTTATTGACGCTAAATGGGAACAGGCTGAGGCCGCAAGGCAGCCAGGAGTTATAGTTTTAGCCGATTATGTGAATAAAGTGCGTAAACGACAAAAACAGGCAAGGATATGAAAAACCCACAACCCCTTATACAAAAATATACTCCGAGGTGGTGGAAAGCACAAATATCCGAATCAGAAGAGCGTAGAAAAAAGTTTATTGAGCAAGCTGAAGAGTCTATCAGAGTCTATAATGCTCAAAAAAATACTACGGTAATGAACGATGTAGAACGCCGTATTAACGTATGGTGGTACTGCATTAACACTCTTTTACCCGCTTATTATAGCTCTACACCACAAGCAGAAGTAGACCTAAGAAAACGTAGTGGAAGCCTGCCATATCAGCTAGGAAGTGTGATTTTGGAGCGCAACACTCAGTACGCTATGGACGTACATTTTAGCTTTGACCAAGTAGGTTATTTAGCTGCATTGCAGTTTTTACTGACTGGTCAAGCTGTATTGTGGGCAAGGTACGAGCCTAAGTTTGAGACTGTAATGCAAGAAATTGCGTTATTTAAGACACCAGAAGGATTAATGACAGGGGAGGGTAAGCCTTATGAAGGTGATACGAGTAATCTTGTCGAAACTGATTCTAATATTGTCATGGTGTCTGTTGAAGTTGAACGCAAGGTTGACGAAAAAGCGGTCTTGGAGGTTGTTCAATACAACGATTATTTTTGCAGTGATGCCAGAACCGAAGCGGAAGTAGAATGGCGAGCTAGAAGAGCATTTTTAGATCGTGAGCGAGCAGAAAACATGTTCGGCGCAGATGTTGCCAAAACATTAAGTTATACAAGCTATCCAGAGGTTATAAAAAAAGCTATTAGCCGTAAGGATGATAAGTATGAGGGTAAAGCTGAAGTTTTTGAGATTTGGTGCGAAGCTACTGGCAAAGTATATTGGCTTTCAAAAGATGCTGAAAAACCGATTATCGAGACGAGCGCTCCACCTATTAAGTTTGAGAAGTTTTACCCTTGTTCTGTTATTACTCAGTCTGATGACCCCGATAGTGTTATTCCTGTTTCCGATTATACTCATGTTAGGGATCAAGTTCTTGAGGTAGAAAGGCTTACTACTCGTATCCATGCTGTAACCCAAGCTATCCGCACTAATAGCGTTTATGACTCGACTTTAGGCGATCAAATAGAGCAGCTTTTAACTGGCGACCTAAAACTAATCCCTGTAACAAACTGGCCAAGCTATAAAATGCGTGGGGGGCTAGCTAGTGGCGTTGAGAGCTTTAATATTGCTCCTTACATAGAAGCATTACAGGTGCTTCAAACAGCTAGACAAACTGCATTAGGACAGCTTTACGAAACATTAAAAGTATCTGATCTGCTTAGAGGTACAAGCGAGCAATATAAGTCTGCTACAGCTAATAGGCTGGAAAATGCCTGGTCTAGCATGGGTCTTATTGTAAGACAGAACATGTTTGCCAAGTTTGTATCTGATGCAGTAAGTAACCTAGCTGCTATTATTGCAGAGCAGTTTGATGAAGAAACTATCCTAGACATTGGTAATGTTTCAGAGGTTGTAGCCCCATTGATTAAAGAGCCTGCTCCTCCGCCACCTCCGGCTCCTGAACAAATGCCACAGGAAGGTATGCCACCACAAGAGATGCAGCCACCTGCACCACCTCCACCGCCAATGCCATCTCCAGAAGAGCAGATTCAACAATTTGCACAGGCTATTATTAGCATACTACGAGACAACAAGCAGCGGTCTTACCGTATTCAGGTAAGTACTGACTCTATGGTTGCGGTAAATGAAAGCCAGCAACAACAAGAAGGTATGCAGCTCATACAAACTACAGGCGCATTTTTTGACCAAATGAGAGGTCTTGTTGAGCAGTACCCACCTCTTATGCAGTTTAGCATGAGCTTGTTTCAAAACATGATTAAGCGATTCAAGGGAGGCAAGGAATTAGATGCGGTGTTTACGCAGGGCTTTGAAGCGTTGGGCGAGATTATTAAGGCTAAAGAAGAAGCGGCTAAACAACCGCCGCCGCCGGATCCAGTCATGCAAGAGGTGCAAGGGCGACTGCAAATTGCACAAATAGAAGCCGAAGCTCGAATGGCATCTACACAGATGGAGATGCAGGATAAATCTGTTAAGAA